CGTTGTAAAGATCTTCGTCAACGTTCGGGAAGCATTCGGCGACAGTATCAGGGGAATTGAATTGCAACATCCCATGCGGTTCGATATCAAGAACCTCACCTTCTAAGTTAGCCGTCTGGCTAACACTGTTTATGTGTTCTTCTATTAATTGACTTGCGATTGATGATGCATGAAAAAAATTAGTCATTTGGTTAACTTTCCTTTCTTGGCTATTCGTCTGACCAACGGGCGCAGACAAGTGGGTCACGCTTTTCGACGGCGTGAAAGAATTTGGGCGGGTCGTACGATGGCGGCATACGATTGCGTAGCGCACGCACACCTGTTTTGATAGTGCGGATCTCGCCCTCGTAATCCGCGATTAGTGCTTCTAGTTCTTTGTTAGTCATCTGGCTAACTCCTGAAAAATGTTGACGTACTTCTACCATAGCTACACTTTAGCATATATACGTGTATATGTCAAGACTTATTTTGATCATAGCAAATGTTTGTTGATCAAGTAGACCTTGTTTAGACCTAGCTAAACGTGTGTATTTGTTAATAGTTAGTCATGTGGCTAACTTATTGAAATCATTACAATGTTCCAGTTGTCCCGAAGGAAAAACAGCTTTGTCCCGTGCTAAGCTATTGAAATCATTATAATGTTCCAATGTCCCGTGCTGAGAGGGATACAAACGGGTTTATTATGTGTAACGTAATCGCGCCCAATAGCGTCCTCTCCTCCCATATGGTGCTGTATAAAAAAAGTACGGGACATTCGGGACATTTGGAACATTACTTTAAAAACAATAACTTATGCATACCCCTAACTAAAACCATTTAGGGACAAACGGGACATTCCTTTAAAAACAAAGAGTTAGCCAATCAGCTAACTTTATGCCATTCGCTCACCGCTAAGAATATAACTGGCTTCGTACGGCTACGTGTACCAAAGTGTCGCTCACTTCTAATAATGGAACTGGCATCTCAAAGAAGAACTGGTGTCTTATAAACAACTGGTATCGCGGAGCAAAAAAATAGGGAGGCCGAAGCCCCCCTATCGTTACCATGCGAGTATAATAATTGCGCCTAGTGTTATGATAAACATATACAGCAAGATTCTAAAAATGTAGGTTTCATAATAAAACCCCCTGCGTCCGACCGTATGCTTTTATAAACGCGTCACGCCGATTGCGTATCGCTACTATTTCAGATTTTGTATAGCACAATTTTTCTGAAGCAGATGATAAACGCTTTTCAAATGTTTCATCACATGGCGTATTATAAACTAATGTTTTTGTGACTACATCTATAGCAGGAAGATTCCGCCATTTAATTTTGCTCGTTTCTACTTCCCTTCCTTTTCTAAGAGGTCGAGATTTTTCTGGAGCCAAACTAGAAATTTTCTTATTCATATCGTTTCTTTCTTTCCAATTAGTTTTGAACATTTTAAATTTCCTTATGTTGCGAGTGTTAGCCGACTGGCTAACACTCTAGGTTGATGATTAGAACGGAGTATGCCCTACAGGCTCAGCCTTGATGAGAGCAGGCAAGCTTTCCATAAACTTGGCAAACTCAGCACTGACAGTACTAGGAATTGAATTGTCAGGCTTACCCTTTTTAGTTTGCGCTTCCGCTTTCGCGAGAGCATTAAGAAAACGTGTAAAATCATCGTTTACCGTTTTTGTCTCGCCTTCAGGCTTTTCAGGCTTAGCATCATCAGCAACCGCTTTCTTGATCTTGTTAAGAAGCTTGCCGTATTGCTGCTGGATATAATGCTTGGATTTTGTTTGCCCCGCCATTGTGCCTTCAGTAATTTCAAATTCAGCATCGCGAGAAAACTTTTTATCGTTTAGAAAATCCGCGCCCGATTGACCAACAACCGCCAGTGTGCAGACGTCGACAAAGTAATTCCGAACAGTATGCTTGAGATTATTCTTTTCAGCTTTTGGATGCTTAGCCATATAAGATGCATCCGCGCCCATCTCAGCAAACGGTCGAAACATAGCAACCGACATACTTCTGATAGTAGCAAGACCCTGCTCAATCGTGTCAGACAGAGCATTTATTTCCATTACTACATCTACATTTTCAGCAACTGTAGGCAGGTTAATTTCTTTTGATTTAGATTTTGATTTAGTCATTGTTTGTCCCTTTCATAAGACATTGAAAAATGTTAGCCGCTTGGCTAACGTCGATTAGCTCGCCCAATCGATGTAACCATTATACCGATTATTGCAGTAAATGCAAGCAAACCTAGCTAAACTTGACTAAACATGACCCCCACCTACCCCCCACCCCCCAAAATCTGGCACGCATACGCGCTATATATACATACTATTTTACACAAACTTTTTGAATTTCTATGAGTTTGACCCGCACCCCACCCCCTAGGCGGAATCGGCATAGTATTGAAAATTAAACAATTACATGTTACGGACGTTAGTATGGCTATACATATAACCCCAGAAGCAGGTGTACCTATTACCGATATACCATTACCAGACGATCTAGCGGGTAAGGCGAGCGCAGCTTCTAAAACGGCACACTTCTTGCATCAACATGGTTTAGAAGTAGAAGTAACAGAAGAGGATAAAAATAACGCTTCCGGTTTAGCTATGGCCTATGCTTCCGATGCGACAAAGACATCTAAGAAAGCAACAATATCAAATTTATCTAGAACCCCACCCGCTACCCTATTACTGACTGATCGTATTCTAAAAGATTTTGGTCACTCGGTGGTTGAAAGTGCAACACAAGTACGCCATCTGGTGACCAATAAACTAATTGAAGAGACTGATAACCCCGACCCACGGGTGCGCATACGTGCGTTGGAGTTGTTAGGCAAAATATCTGATGTAGGATTATTCTCTGAGAAGTCTGAGATAACCGTTACGCACCAGACTACAGACGCTTTGAAAGACAAACTACGGATGAAACTGGCAAAACTCATAAACCCTGCCGATTCTGATGTGGAAGACGCGGTTGTCGTAGACAAACCCGTTATAGATTTGGACGCAGAGCTGGGTACGGGCGATGACTAACCTGTCTGTAGCGGAGGTAGCGCAGGAACTGTCGTTTTCTCCTGAAGAAATACAGCAGATGTTGGATAATTTAGATCAGTTCAGCCCTGAAGAAGTGGCTGAGATTGACAAACTTGTGGATGAACTGTCCACGCGAGCGCGAAATACCGAGGCACAGGACGATCTCATAGAGTTTTGTAAGCGTATGCAGCCAGATTATAAGGTTGGGAGACACCACCGCATACTGGCGGATGAGCTTATGGCGATTGAGCAGGGGGACAAAGACCGTATATGCGTCAACATCCCACCCCGTCATGGTAAATCGCAACTTGTATCTATATTCTACCCAGCGTGGTTCTTGGGACGTAACCCCGGTAAGAAGGTTATGATGGTCTCCCACACGACTGATCTCGCTGTGGACTTCGGACGTAAGGTTAGAAACCTGATATCCACAGATGAGTACCATGATATATTCCCACAAGTATCCCTCGCTGTTGATAGTAAGTCTGCAGGGCGGTGGAATACTAACTTTGGAGGTGAATATTATGCGTGCGGTATTGGATCTGCTCTTGCTGGGAGGGGCGCTGATCTTCTGCTTGTTGATGATCCTCACTCTGAGCAGGATGTTATTAACGGAAACTTCTCAGTGTTTGAGAAAGCCTATGAGTGGTTCACATTTGGAGCGCGTACTCGACTAATGCCGGGGGGTCGTGTCGCAATAATTCAGACACGTTGGCATATGGACGACCTCACAGGGCGGGTAACTGACGATATGATCAAGAATGAAGGGTCTGATCAGTACGAAATTATAGAATTTCCCGCTATTTTGGACGCTGAAGACGGTACGCAGAAGCCGTTATGGCCTGAGTTCTTCGATTTAGACGCACTTACACGTACAAAAGCGTCAATGCCGACATTTCAGTGGAATGCGCAGTACCAACAGAACCCAACATCCGAAGAAGCGTCTATTGTTAAGCGAGAATGGTGGCAAATATGGCCTCATGACAACCCACCACCCGTAGAATACATAATTATGTCGTTAGATGCCGCCGCAGAGAAGCATAATCGCGCAGATTACACCG